ATCAGGCCAGAACATCCAAGCCGCACACACGAACTGGGGCGGAGGCAAAGGCAGGGGAATCAAGGCAGATGACAACCTAGTGGCTGCATTATGCTTAGAATGCCATTACAAGATTGACCAAGGAAGCAAGTGGTCAAGAGAGGAGCGCAAGGAAGCGTGGACGCTCGCTCACACCAGAACGGTGAAAGAATTGACAGAATCAAATAAATGGCCAGTTGACATTCCTGTACCAAGCATAGGACAATGAAGCCTCCTTAGTGGTGGGTACTTGGGGGTCAGTTTGCCCCCATTTTTTTACCCAACTATTATTTGCAGATTCAACCTCTCGCAAAGGTTACAAATGTCGATTAAGAAATACTCTCAAGAGAGCAAAGACAAGATCAGCCAGATTGTCCTAGATGGAATGAGCGACAAAGGCTTGAGCTGCTTCAAAGCGTGCCAAAAGGCAGGGATTCCCAACAGCACATTCATGCGATGGCTTGATTTAGATGCTGCGTTGGCGGAGAGATACGCACGAGCAAGGCATGATCTCATAGAGAGAATCGCTCAAGATATGCTCGACATCACAGATCAAGACGTTGGCACAACGCTTGAGGGAAAGAAGGATTGGTTGGCTGTACAGAAGCAGCGTTTGCAAGTCGATACCCGTAAATGGCTGCTTTCTAAACTCGCACCACAGAAGTATGGCGATAAGTTGGAGCTGAGTGGCGATCCAGACCGACCCTTGTCAATTCAGAAGATTGAGCGAGTTATCGTCAAAAATGGGTAAGACCCTCCAGCTGCAAACCCCAGAGTGGGCTGTGCCGCTGCTTGAACCGTCCCGATATAAGGCAGCATGGGGTGGACGAGGCTCAGGCAAGTCTCACTTTTTCGCTGAGATGATGATCGAGGCGCACATAATGGATCAGTCAAGGCGCAGCGTGTGCGTGCGTGAAATCCAGAAGTCGCTACAGCAATCGGTCAAACGGCTTTTAGAAACCAAGATTAAGGCGATGAACGCTGGCGCATACTTTGAGGTGCAAGAGTCGGTCATCAAGTCCAAAAAGGGCGATGGGGCGATTATCTTTCAAGGTATGCAGTCTCATACTGAAGATTCAATTAAATCACTAGAAGGCTATGACTGTGCGTGGGTGGAGGAAGCCCAGAGCTTGAGCCAGACAAGTCTTGACCTGTTGCGCCCAACGATTAGGAAGCCAGACTCGGAGCTGTGGTTCTCATGGAATCCCCGCCAGCAATCCGATCCTGTGGACTTTCTGCTGCGTGGGCCAGAGCCACCGAAGGATGCCGAGGTCATCAAGGTCAACTTTAGTGACAACCCTTGGTTTCCAGATGTACTCAGAGACGAGATGGAGTACGACCAGAGGCGAGACCCAGACAAGTATCAGCACGTTTGGCAGGGTCAGTACCTGACCAACAGCAACGCCCGTGTCTTTCGCAACTGGAAGATTGACGAATTTGAAGCCTCACCGGAAGCGATCCATCGTCTGGGGGCGGATTGGGGTTTCGCTATTGACCCGACTGTGTTGGTGCGCTGCCACATCATTGGTCGCACGCTCTACATTGATTATGAGGCGTACATGGTCGGATGCGAGATTGTGAACACGCCAGAGTTGTTTATGACCATCCCAGAGGCAGAACGCTGGCCTATCGTGGCAGACTCAGCGAGGCCGGAGACCATTAGCCACATGAGAAAGAACGGGTTTCCAAAGATTATGGGCGCAGTCAAAGGGCCGAAGTCTGTCGAGGAAGGCATCGAGTTTCTAAAGAACTACGACATCGTAGTGCATCCCAGATGCAGGCACACGATTGACGAGCTGAGCCTGTACAGTTACCGCACCGATCCGCTAACCGGACGGGTGCTGCCGCTGCTGCAAGACAAAAAGAACCATGTGATCGACGCATTGCGTTATGCTTGCGAAGGCGTTAGAAGGACAAATATTTCTAAGGTTCAGAGCTTTACACCATTGCCAGTTACCAACAAATGGTGATTTAATACGCACAAAGAGGATAAACATGGCTCGCATTCCCAACGATCAACGCTTGGCAAACTTGCACGCTGAAGCTCTGCGCTTGTACAACGACATCCAAACAGCGTTACGGGACGAGCGTCTACAGTGCTTACAGGATCGACGCTTTTACTCTATTTGCGGCGCACAATGGGAAGGACCACTCTACGATCAGTATGAGAACAAGCCTCGGTTTGAGGTCAACAAGATCATGTTGTCGGTCATCCGCATTGTTAACGAATACCGAAACAACCGGATCACAGTCGATTACATTGCAAAAGAGGGTGGAAGTGATGCACTCGCTGACACTTGCGATGGTCTCTATCGGGCAGACGAGCAGGACTCGGTTGCTAACGAAGCATACGACAACGCATTTGAAGAGGCTGTTGGTGGGGGTATCGGTGCATTTAGACTCAGGACTGCATACGAGGATGAGGAAGACGAGGAAAATGACCGCCAGCGCATCAGGTTCGAGCCTATATTCGACGCTGATAGCTCGGTATTCTTTGACCTGAACTCCAAACGCCAGGACAAGTCGGACGCAATGTTTTGCTTTGTAGTCACTAGCATGACCCGTGACAGCTACAAAGAAGTCTATAACGATGACCCGACAGACTGGCCCAAAGAGATTCACCAGTATGAGTTTGATTGGTCAACGCCTGACGTTGTGTTCGTTGCTGAATACTTCAAGGTTGAGGAAGTCGCTGAGACGATCCGCATCTTTCGCAGCATTGACGGGACAGAAGAGAAGTATCGTCAGGAAGATTTCAAGAATGACGAGACACTAGAGGAAACCCTGATTGCTATCGGCAGCCAAGAGGTTCGCCAGCGCAAGATCAAGCGCAAGCGTGTCCGTAAGTACATCATGTCGGGCGGCAAGGTCTTGGAAGATGCAGGATACATCGCTGGCAACTGCATCCCAATTGTGCCTGTGTATGGAAAAAGATGGTTTGTGGATAACATTGAGCGTTGTATGGGTCATGTGCGCCTAGCGAAAGATGCCCAGCGTTTAAAGAATATGCAGCTATCCAAGTTAGGTGAGATCAGCGCATTGTCGAGCGTTGAGAAGCCTATCCTCACACCTGAGCAAGTCGCTGGCCACCAGATCATGTGGGCTGATGACAATCTGAGAAATTATCCTTATTTGTTGGTCAACCCAATCACAGGCGCAGATGGCAGCACTCAGGTGACTGGCCCATTGGCCTACACTCGCAGCGCACAAATTCCACCAGCGATGGCGGCATTGCTTGCGATTACCGAAACAGACATGAAAGAAATCTTGGGCAGCTCTGGCCAAGGTGAAAAGATGGTGAGCAATATCTCAGGCAAAGCGGTCGAGATGATCCAAACCCGCCTCGATATGCAGACGTTTATCTACATGAGCAACTTTGCCAAAGGCATGAAGCGTGCTGGAGAAATCTGGTTGAGCATGGCAAAGGACATCTATGTGGAGGAAGGTCGCAAGATGAAGGTGATCGGGCGCACCGAGGATGTCAACACTGTTGAGCTGATGAAACCAATGGTGTCCGATACTGGCGAAATGATTTTAGAAAACGACCTGAGCCGAGCCAAGTTTGATGTGAACGTCGATGTCGGACCATCCAGTTCGAGCAAGCGTGCGTCAACCGTTCGTGCGCTGACAGGCATGATGGCCATCACCGATGACCCCCAGACCAAGCAAGTCCTGCAAGCAATGGCCATGATGAACATGGAAGGCGAAGGCATTGGCGAGGTTCGTGACTTTTTCCGTAAACAGTTGCTGCGCTTAGGCGTTGTCAAGCCGACAGAGCAAGAGGCTCAGATGCTCATGGAAGAGCAGCAGATGCGTGGTCAGCAACAAGACCCACAGGCTGTATTCCTACAGGCCGCAGCAGAAGAGGCCACAGCCAAGGCAGCACAGGCAAGAGCGAGCGTCATTAAGACTGTGGCGGATGCAGGGTTGTCGAAAGCAAAAACAGCCGAGACACTTGCCAAGACCGGAGTCGAGCAGCAGAACATGGTGATGACAGAGATAGAAGCCGCCCAGCAAGCAGTCTCAGGGCAGGAGATTCAGCCTGTTGTCAGATAGCAAGAAATGTAAGAAAATGCACGAAATGGTATCCATCCAGCCGTTTAATTGGATGAGTTTGATGGGGTCAGTTTATGAAAGACAGGGCAGAAGTAGACGAAAATCTGGAAGAGTCCGTGGAAGAGCTTGAGGTTGCAGAGGAAGTTGATCTGGAATCTGAAGAGGTAGAAGCGAAGTCCGAAGAGGTTGTTGTCTCAATTGGTGAGGATGCGCCCCCCGCCGAAGAGGAGGTTCGTGCGCCTGAATGGGTGCGTGAGCTGCGGAAGACGAATAGGGAAAAAGAGCGTCGGATTCGTGAACTAGAGGCAAAGCTGTCGGCCACCACAACTGAGATCAAGCCAGTTGTGACGTTAGGACCAAAGCCCAAGCTGGAGGAATACGACTATGACGCTGATCGTTACGAGCAAGCAATTGACCAATGGCATGACCGCAAGCGTGAGCATGATCGTGAGGCAGACTTAGCCGCACAGTCAGAGCAGCAACAGCAGAAAGCCTGGCAGTCCAAGCTGGATGATTACGGTAAAGCGAAAGCCGAACTCAAAGTCCGTGACTACGAAGATGCTGAGGAAACAGTCCAGCAGATTCTAAACATCACACAGCAAGGTGTCGTATTGCAAGGTTGTGATAATCCCGCACTCGTTGTGTACGCTCTCGGCAAGAATCCAAAGAAAACTGCGGAACTTGCAAAACTAACTGATCCCGTAAAGTTTGCCTTTGCGGTTGCGAAACTGGAGAAAGAATTGAAAGTGACCAATCGAAGGGCAGCCCCCGCACCGGAGCGTGTCGTGTCAGGAACAGGACGATCATCTGGTGCGGTAGAC